AATGGCCTAAACTTGCAAGCGAAATTTCTTTTAATATTGATTCTAACCTACAGGAGGTCATGAGTGTTAATTAAAATAGATGATAAAGTATCTGTAAATACTAGAAATGTTTTACCAAGAGAAGGTAAGATAACTGATATATCTCTTGCCCTAACGACAAGTGATCCTGCAGGCGAACATGGTATACAGGTACAAGAATATGATACTGATATGGGCTATAATGGTTCGATTGGATATGTAACTGAGAACGGTGACCAATATTGGGCATACTTCTCTCAAATTGAAAAGGATATATAATGACAGGCGAAGAAAGATTTATTACGGCAATACTAACTCAAGCAGTTGAAGATACTATGTACATGGGTAAAAGACCCAGGTATCTAAAACATAAGGTCGAAGCAATCGACTGGATACTGAACAATGAAAGTGAACATCATTGGTCGTTTCTTAACTATTGCACTATGCTTGGTTTATCGCCATCGAAGATACAAAACAAAGTTAGAGAATTTATTAATCCTAAATTGTCTAATGCTCAAAAATTAATAATGAAACAAAATATAGTGAAAGGTAGACAAGATGACAATAGAGTACAAGTTTAATGAAAATGTAATTGTAAATGATATAATGGATTATATTAATAAAACATATGATTCACATTATGCTCAAACTAAAAATTATCAGGCTACAGAAATTATCATAGACCAAGGTCATGGTACAGGTTTCTGTATGGGCAATATTCTAAAGTATGCTCAGAGATACGGCAAGAAAGAAGGTCGTAATAAGGCTGACTTATTGAAAGTTATACATTATGCTGTTATACAATTATCGCAAGACCATTATCAATGCAATTCAAAAATAGTTGCACCAAAAGAACCTATGGAAAAAGTTTTAGATGAAGATGGATTTTCTGAACTAAGGTCTGTGGCGTCTGAAAAATATAACAATGCTACTTAATAAAATAATTTTTAAGTTAGCAAAGTATCTATTTCTTCCATTTTTTTTAGTTATCTTTTTTGCTGCTCTTTTAGGCAGAGAAAGAATAGCAGTCTTTTATGTGGGCGAACAAAATAGTTTAGTTGAAGAATATCTAATCATAGCACTTCTTTTAGTTTTATATGATTATATAAAATTTTTAATTGAATATAAAAAAAATAATAACGGAGTGTAGCGCAGCCTGGTAGCGCATATCGTTTGGGACGATAGGGCCGCAGGTTCGAATCCTGCCACTCCGACCAATTTAAAAAAACAAAGGATTGTCAAAATGACAATTGATTTAAGACAACTCTATCTAAATCTTATTCTAAATATTTTACGAATGAGAAAATATAAATTAACAAAACGAGAGAAAGAAGATACTGCTGCTTTTATAGGAGGCACTTATGCGATTTGTGTATCGACTTTAGTATTCTATACTTTGTCAACACTTTCAATATAAGTTTTTTGAAACCACTTCCAGTATATCTTATCATTAAAAATTTCAATCATACTATTATAAGATATTTTATCTTGTAGTATATCCTCTGCCAGACTTTCATATTCATAAGTATCTATCTTTACCTTTCTACCTGGTGGTAGTTTAGATAGTACGAACCATGTTCTTTGTTGTTTATTCATTCCGCTCCAAGCTAGCTTAGGTGGGTTTTTGAAGGACTTACATGAGTACTTATAATAATCGAGAATTATATATCTAGTGTGTAAATGAAGAAAAACATACTAATGACTTGGAAAACGACCGTCTAGGCCGCCGCTCAGGCGGTCTTTAGGGGTCAAGTGATAGCATAGTACCCCCTAAAAAATAGGGGATACCAGCAAAATTATAAAATTAGAATGAGAACTTAGTTCCGATAGACCACGATTGTGTATCTTCAGCAGACCCTTCAGGTGCTGCCATTTCTGTTTCAGCATATACTAGTAAATCGTTCCCAAAACCTTTAGAGAGACCGATTGTCTTGTATGTGCCTGTTCCTTCTTTATCGCCATATCCGACAGATAAAAGACTAAACTTACCAGCAACTTCCCAAGCAGTTAAATCAGTAGCAGCGTCTTTAATTGTATAACTAGACGATACTGTTAATTTATCAAGCGTTGTTGTTGCACCGACACCGTAGTATGAAATGTCGTTTGTAATGTCATCAACATAACCTGCTGATACATCACTGCCTAGAACTTTAGCAGAAGCTGACCATTCGTAAACATCAACTCCATCTTCGCCAGAAGCACCATCAACAATCGCCATAGCGTCAATAGATAAAGGACCTACTTCGTTAGAATATACTAATGAGTTTGAACTTCTAGAACCATATGAGAATGATGAGTTGCCACCATATACTTCAAAGATACTTGCATTTTCAGCAACATTGTCTGTATAAGGGTGTGATTGACGGCCGACTGATATGTCGCCTATTTCAGTAGAAGCACCTACATATGCAAGTCTTGAATCAAAAGTGTTCGAAGCAGAATCATCTGTATCCACACCAACTTCTAATAATGCAAAACCTGTAATTGTTTGTCCTTCAATACCGACATCAACTATGTCAACGCCGATTTTAGAACCATTATCTTCAAGTTTGTCGTATGCAACACCAGAGGCGTTTTCATCATGCGACCACTTATAGTTAAATGATCCGTAGGGTATTACTTCAGCTGATAAAGCAGCTGTAGTAAAGAATACTGCCACAAGGGCAGTCATATATTTTATCATGTTATTTTTCTCCTTAATTTGAGGTATTAAAATTTTGATATCTCGCTCACCTAGTGTATCATAATATATACTGTTTATTTATATGAGATTAGTTATTGACTGGAGCATTGGCACGCCATTGATAGCATGACCAGTATCTCGCTGTCGTTTTGTCTTTCGCTGTATCACAATTATGTCTTGCACGGAAAGACTTTCTTCGAGCAGGGTCGTCTCGTTTGATAGATAAACCTGTCGTATCGCCAAAAGAAACTTTGATGATGTTTCCTTTTTTGTTTTTTACATAAACATAAAACTTCTTACTACCACCTCGTATTGGGTCATTCAGTTTGACCTTCTTACCTTGATACTCAGCTTCGGTAATTTCTAAGTCTTTATAAGTTTCCTCACAAAGACAATCTATCGCTTCTACTTGTTTTAATGTTTTCATATTGAATATTTATAAGAGATTTTTCCAGAGAATTTTTTTAGAATTTTTTTCCATGGAGAGAGGTCAGTCTCCCGACCCCTCTACCTAATACTTATACGTCCTCTACACGATTGTATTCAGAGGTATCTTTTGCAATACTCAATGCCATACTTTGTATGCCTTGTATTTTATTGTCAATTTCTACCTGTGTCGCTTTAGGGGACTCGTACTTCATTTTATATAATACTTGTGCTTCGTCATGCATAACACGAATACGATTCACAAATTCACTTATTTTATGTAGCATTGTTTCCTAACTCTCCTTTACGAAATAACTCGAGCTGTTCCTCTTTTGACTTCGCTTGTTCTTTCAGAGAAAGAGTGTAAAGTCTATCTTTAATCTTTAATTTCTGTTTCTTGAGGTCTGTGATGAGTTCTCGATTATGATAATTTTTTCGTTCTAGATTCTCGATTTGTGTATCAAGATGTCTATGTAAGGCTTTTGCCTTAGAGTTCGTAGCAGTTGACATAAATTTCTCCTGTTTCTAAAAATTAGAATAAACTCTACGAGTATTCCTCAATAGAGTGTACTCATAACTATTTAGTAGAAAAAGAAATAGTATACCAAACCACCAATTATCGTGATATCAGCACAGACAGACCAAAGTATATAAAGTCTAAACATCCATTTGCTTATTGTGTTTACTAAGGGGTTCTTCGTCATTTTGACCCTCCATAATTATCGTCAGCATTTCTTTTCTCCTTATTGTTATTATATCACAATTAAAACAAAATGTAAAGCACTAACAAGATTAAACATATCTCGCCAATTGCTTTATAATCGTTCTCTCTTATTTCTTCTTTTGTATATCTCATTTAAATGGCTTTGCAGTTAAGAGTCCAATTAATGCTATTACAATTGTAGGTAGCATTAGCACATTGGCACTTAACATATGAGTTGACCACATGAGTAATATAATGATGACTAGTATCAGACAAAAGAGTCTAAATGCACCATTGAATATATCGTTTATCATTCCTTCTTTTTCCTTACTTTTTCCCCACGAGGAAAATTTTAAATAACTTTTGATTGCAGCCGTTTGAGATAGCGTTTATCTATATCAAAACAGATCCCTTATGTACTCTAACGGGTCTTAGCCGACAAA